AGCTATTGCTGAGGTGTTAGCTAACCCTACTTGTAGAGTATCTTTTACTTCTGTCATTTTGTTTTGTTTTTTTATCTAAGTAAGTCTTTAGCTTAGTAACATTTTTAGTTTTCGGTTTATAGTGTTTCTTCATTAGTAATCAGAAGCGTTTAAAAAGTTTCTCAAAGTAAGTTTAGTTCCCTGTCTCATTGGTCTTTCAAGGTTCATTCCATTATAGTAAGCGTTTTGGTCAGGACTTATGTCTGCACCTGAGTTTGTATTGTATTCAGGAAAGCTAGATATATTGTTAGTGATATATTTAATCATTCTTTCTGTAAAATATTCAGCATTGTTTCTTACTTCTTCCCTAAGGTGTTGAGCTTCTTCCGTACTAAGACTATTTCCGGTTTCGCTTGTTTTGCTATATATGTTACCGTTTTCCGTTTTAAATCTAAGGTAAGGTATGCACATATGAAACGCCCATGAAGGCAAACAGTCGCCAATATACTCATCAACTAAAGTCTTGTATGCTTCATTACCTACATTACCTATTGTTCCCGCTGTAATTAAACTTTCTAATTTTTCGTAAAGTGTAGTTCCTAATTTTGTTTCTATATAAATACGCTGTGCCTGTAATACATAAGGCAACAAGATTTCAGGGTCAACATTTAAGTTGATTGCTGTGCTATCTTTTAGCTTTGCTTCTGATATAAATAATACGTATGCCATAATTATCTAGGTTTTAAAAATCCGTTGTTTTTCATTCTCTTTGGTGGTTTTGCTACTAGCTTGTCGTTTCTTTCTGCTGTAAATCCTTCAGACAAAGCTTTAGTGTAAGATATAGCTTCACTTGGCTTGATGTTACTCTTTGCACCCCTTAAAGATGTTTTATAGATTTGCCTTAACCAAAAATGATGGCAATTTCCTCCGCCTTTGTAAAGCCATATAGAATACGTAGCTGAATTTCCTTTAGGTCCCCATCCTTTATTAACAGGTCTAGAACCCATTTGTAAAATATCTTCCTTTCTGTAAACTTTTCTTGCTGACATCATTTTACTACAAAAATCCCTTGTACTTCCTTCCTGACTTAAAAAATTATCTTTAGTGTAAACATATCTTACTTTATAAAAATCATTATCTGATTTATTTGTTCCATCTTGTTCACTTCTTGCGTTTGGTCTTGCTGTTCCTGTTGAAGCTAATTCTGTTTTGTTGTAACTATTTAGTTCAGCTTCATAATTAAAGTCTTGATGTTCTCCGTCAACTATTTCTTCATCTATCAATTCCCAATCTTCAGGAATATCTTCACCAAAGTCAGCTATAAAACTTTCTAATTCAGTAAAGTCATTATCTGTTTTTTTACAATCACACTTTTTTAAGTCTGTAGCTTCTGAATGGTCTTTACAAGCCATGTAAACAGTTTGCCCTTCTAAGTCGTGTTCGTGATACCCTTCACATCCTATTGTCTTAGCGTGTGCTTCAGCTTCTTCTATTGTAGTAAAAACAGGCTGTCCGTCTATCATTCCTGCCTTAGATAGCTTAACATCTTGCTCAACTGTGTCTTCATCTTCTCCTAAAGGTTCAAGCCCCAAGTCTGAACGTATTTCGTCAATCGTCATAACTTCTCTTATAGTCTTAGAGTCAAACTGTACTGTTATAGGTTTTAATTGTACAAATTCTACAGGTAAATCTATATTGTTTACTGAGAATATAGTTTGCAAAGTGTTTAAGATGTTTAATTGAAAACCACGAACGACCGTATTTTGATAAAAATTAGCTGCATTTATTAGCTCGTCTGCATTACTAGTAAAACCGTTATTTGTATCAATACCCATTAAAGTTTTAGATGTAATTCTGTGAGCTGCACAAATATTAGAAACTAAAAGCTCTTGTAAAGCTAAATATTGCTTGTCTGCATCAGAAACGCTTATAGGTGTTATTTCAGGTGTTCTAGTCTTATCGTCTGAGAATGTTAAAATAAACTTGCCCGAATTTGCAGCCCCAACGAATTTGTCAGTAAGACTTTGTTCTATTTGTCTTCTTTCTTCTTGCGTAGGAATACCATTAGCAAAAGAAATAAAGTAACTCCCACTAAATCCATTTTCTATATTGTTTAAATGAAACTCTGCAACTCTTTGGTCAACCAAAGCCCAATTACAACCTGCTATGTAGTCCGGTGTATGATAAACGTCCATATTAGGACTGTAAGCACCTGTATAAAGTAACTGACTTCCTGAAGTTCTATCGTTCACATTAAAAGCTGCTACAGGGTAAGGTTTATTTGTTCTAGTGTTCGCCCAATCAGCACTTATAAAGTAAGTATCAATCTGACCTAGTTCGTTAGGTCGTCCTGCTCTTACTCTCTCTACAGGCACATGATACAGCTCTACAATTTCTGTTCTTTCTCTATTCCAAACAATGTGTAAGGCATATGCTCCCTGAAGCTTAAAGTCAAAAGCAACTTTCTTAATTACTTGGTGTAAACTTTCATTTGAATTTGCGTGCCTTAAAAACTTCTTTAATTTAACAAAAGTTTCTAAATTTATAGCGTCTTCTTCTTCACATACTAAGTCTTCACCTGCGATTATTTCGGCTGTCTGATTAATAATAGCAGCGTGTGTTGAACTTGAATAGTAAAGGTCAATTAAAAACTGAGGATATAAGTTCTTCCAATCTTCCGTTCCGTATTCTATGTAGTCACGCCCTCTTACTTCTTGTACTACAGGAGCTGTTGATGTTTCTAAGTTTATACTAAGTATATTTTCCATTTTATAAGTTTGATAAGTAAGTATTTACATTAGCTGTAAGTGCTGCGCTTTCTGTGTCAAATATTTGTATTTCGCTAATTGTTCCGTCATAAGGATTTGCGTCAGGGTTTCTTACTCCTATTGCATCAATATTTGCTGTTCCTGATAAAGTACCTGTATTAGTTTGTAAAGTTCCGTTAATATATAGGCTTACGAGGTTAGAAGCGTTTCTTGTTATAACTAAATAATTGTCTGCTGTTAAGTCACCATCATTTACAGTAATATCTATAAAAGAGCCATCAGTTTTAAACCTTAATTTAGTGCTACTTGTTATTTTAAAAAATTCATTGTTTATTGTGTTATCCCCTAAGACTATAACATTATTTAACGCAGGAAATAATCTTAACCCTAAAGTAAACGCCCCTGACAATTCTATGTCCGTTCCTGTTTGTAAACTTTGAGAAGCTGAAGCGTCAAAGTCAATAGCTCCTGAATTATAAGCAGGTTGTTCGCTAGCTGTTGCTTGAACCATATCAAAACTATTATCAGAACTATCAGCCCAAGCAGAAACATCAGAACCATTTAATGTAATTCCTGTTTGAAATTTGTACCACGCTTCTAAACCTGTTTCATCAGAAGGCTTCCAACCTCCTAGCGTGTTAGTGCTTACTAAACTTAATGCTTGTTTAAGTGCTAACATTATATAACTTGGTCGTAGTAACAAATAGCTAAACCACTTGTTAAAGTAATAGCTGTACATTGAAGAAATAAAGTCGTTCCCGCAGGTATAGTCGTGTGAAGACTTGCTGCTGCTGAACCTGTGCCTGTTTGAATATTAGTAGCTGTTATTGAAGCTATTACACTTTCAGTAACAAAGTGAATTGCGTAATAGTCTTTACTTGTCATTGCTGTAGTTGTAATTACATCACATCTATTTTTTCCTAGTTGCTCAGTTAATAATTGTTGAACGTTTTCTATTGCCATTTTATTTTATTTTATTGTCCGTAATATATATAGTTTGTTTCTGTTGGTGCTTCTCTCTGAGTGTATTGAACTTGCTGCGTTCCGTCTTTTTCTGATAAGTTCATTTTGCCTTTTGTAACTAAGCCTTGCACTACTCCTTTAGTATCAGCAACAGGGCTTAAAACATCATTTTCTGTTGCAGGTGCATTACCTGAAGAAACAGTTACTGTTCCTACCCAACTAACCTCGTAAATTTCATACTTATAATATCCCGCAGGAAATAGCTTTACAACTCCTGTATAAATATTAGGTGTAGTTCCGTAAGAAATATTTATATTAGTATATCTATCTTTAATAAGTTCAGTATTGCCGTAAGCATAATATACAGACTTATCTAAGTCGTTTGTGAATTTAACTAAGTGTCTTATTTGAGTAGAAGCAACAGAAGTATTAATACGATTGTCCTCAGTTTGAACATTTATTTTTATTTGTGTTTCTGTTGTTGCTTGTATCATAGTTAGTTTGTCTGTTATATAATAGAAAAACTTTGAATTTATTTGCTTTAAAAAGAAAAAGGAGTGCCTTAGCACCCCTCAATCAAGAATATATAAGAAAACTAATTAAGATGTAGTGATTGAAACATTAGTAAACGCTGAATTGTCAAAAGGATTAGTTGTATAATCTGCAACCATTGGGAAAGGGATTGGCTCCATTCCGTCAAATGTGAGACTATAACCTGAACGGTCTCCGAAACTTGCTCCGGAATCAATAGTCCCTGCGTTTAGTTCCATTCCGTTTGTTACTCCTAGTCCTACTATTACGTTATGTCCGTTTGCTAAAGTTGCGTTTAATTCTGCAAATATAACTAATTTAGTTTGACCTAAAAGTTTTATTTGATTTTGGTCTTCTTTTGTAAGTCTGTTAAGAATTACAGTTACAGTTGGTGTGTAGAAAATTGTTCCGTTTTCTTTACTTCCTGTAATTGTTTCTGAAAGACTAGCTACTCCTAGAGGTGTAGTATATCTGTAAAGTCCTGTTGATGTACCCATTTCAATGTCTGAAATTTCTCCATTCGCTTGAACTATTCCTACTGTTGTAAGTGGTGCTGTGAATTGGTCGTAAACTCCGAAATAAATATTCTTTATCCCGCCTGAAATTCTATTACAGTCGAGTCCCCTTCCCTTTGTAAGTGCTGTACACGCCATTGTTTTGTTTTTTTAGGTTAAGGGAGGAAGGGTTTTACCCCCTCCTTCCGTATTATTTATTTTATTATGATTGTCTTACGATGTCAGCTCCAACTCCTGTCTGTACTCCTGCTGAGTAACGAGCAACTACTCTAATATTGTCTGAACCGTCGAGGTTAGCCATATCTAATAATTGAATTCTTGTAGCATCTGAAAGTAAGTCAGTTCCAAAGAATAAGTTAGACTTTCTTGCTGCGATTACTGAGTTGTCAACCATTCCCGGACAAACAGCGATTTTGTAACCTTCAAAAACAGGCTCATAGTCTCCGTTCATGTTGTAAGCGTTAACATATCCTAAAGTAGATACTGCTGAGATATACATAGCGTAAGTCTTAGGGTTCATATATATATGAGTGTCCTCTTTTCCAAGTATCGGTGAAACATTAGCAGCCATATCAGCTGTTAAAATTTGTAAGTTAGCTATAATGTTAGCTGCTGTGTAAGCTGCTGAAGCTGCTGATTGAATAACTGTTCCATCAACTCCCGGTAATAAAAGACCTGTTACAGCTCCTGAAAAGCCGTTGAATTTCCCTGCTACAGCAGTTCCTGCCCAAATACTTTCTTCAGTTGCTTGTGCTATAATCTCACCTAAGTAAGAAATAACATAGTCATCAAAACTTGCAGGTGGTGGTGCTCCTGCTCCTGCTCTCATATTTTGCGCTTCAAAGCTGCTCAACAAGTTAGCCTTACATAAATCCACATTTATTTGTAGATTTTTTGGCTCGATAAATTTTGTTTCTGTTAATGTTAATGTACCTGCATCATTAAAATCACAAGTTGCGTCAACTACTAATCCTGAGTTACCCATAACCTGCAAATTACTACGATACTTCACATTTTCCATCATTGTTAAATATTCCAATGATTTTGCTTCTTTTAAACTTTGCGCAATGTAGAATCCTGCACTTTTTCCCGCATAGTTTGAATTTACTGTAAATGCCATAATTTGTTTTTTTTATTTGTTATTATTAATTGTTTAAGTTGTATAAAATTCTTTCCTGACTAGAAAGTTTGTTAAATTGTTTTTTAGATAAAGTAGGTCTTTCTGAGCTGAATTTATTTACATCTAAAGGTGCAGCAGCAGGCTGTGCCGCTAATTCAGTCTTTAGTTTTTCGTTTTCAGCTTTTAATTCTTTTATTGCTTCTACTTCTTCTGCTGAGAACTCAACTACTTCTGTAGTTTTAATAGACTTAGGATTTGTAGAAGGTTCTTCTGTTTCTTCAGACATTTCTTCAACTTCATCATCACCGCCTACTTTTTCTTCTTTAAGTTTAGCTACAGCAATTTCTAAGTTTTCAATTCTTTTCTCCATACCTTCCCAATCAGCAACGTCAGCTTCTTCTTCATAGTCTTCTTTTTCATCTTCTTCTGCTAATACTGTTTCTTCTGCTAATTCTTCTTCTTCAACTACTTCTTCAGTTTCTGATTCGATTACTTCAGCAACAATACCTTCTTCCTCAACTCTGAAAGAAACGCCTGTGTCAGTTTTGTAAGTTCCAACAGGTAATAATATTGTAGTTCCGTCTTCCGTCAAAACTGAAATATCCACTCCTGCTTCTAATTCCTCAGCTGTTGAAACAAAGATTGTTCCGTCTTCTGATTTTGCTTGCCATTCTAACTTAACTGTTTCTTCTTTGTTAAGACCTAAGGCAACTAAGATTTGTTCTTTAATGTCCATAATTTCTTTTTAGTTTTATTAGTGTTTGTAATATATAATAGATAAACTATTACTTTGTTTGATTTTGCTTAATTATTTCATTTAGTGCTGAAAGAATTTCCTCGTTTGTAGGCTGTTGTTTTTGCATAGATTCGTATTTTGAAGTAAAAAAACCTTCAATTGATAGCCCCTTAACATCACCTGTTTTCACCTTTTCCCATAGGTCAGGATTAGTTATAGACATTTTCACCATCCAAGTTCCTGCAGGAAGTGAATAGCCATAAAGAGTAGATTTATCTGTTTTACTATCTTCAATAATCCAAGATTCAACCGTTAAAACTCCACTTACTCTTTCTTCGTGTTGATATGTAGCTTTGTGATGATTATTGTTTTTTAAATAACTATATGCACATCTTTTTACAGTATCTTTACTAAAATAAACATAATAGTCTGAATCTGTATCAGCGTCATATCGGTAGATATTTTTTAAAGGTATTAAAGCAGGTGAAATTATTTCCTGTTTTTCAGAATCTATTTTAGCAAGAGTTAAGTTGTTTTTAGCTTTACTCATGTAAACCATATTTTCTTCAATAGCAGGTGCTGACACTAAACTAATAGCATCAATAGCCAAAGATTCATTAGATTCATCAATAACTAATTCTACTATTTTAGTTTCTTTAATTTCTTCGTAATAGTCTTTATTGGCTTCTTCACATTCAGCAACTGAATCGTAAGTACAGCTTCCTGTCTTACCCCATTTATATTTTCCGTTTTCACATTCTTCGCAAGGCATAGTATATAATATATTTAATTAATTTTTATTTGATATTTAGATTGTAGCCCTTCTTCTAATATTGGCTAATTGATTTTGACTGTTAGTCATTTCATCTGTAACAACGTAAGCTCTTGTCGGTTCAGGTTCTAATCCACCTGATAAGTCAAAAGCTCCTGACATCATTTGAGGCGCAGGTGTTGCAGGTGTTGCAGGTGCTGAAACAGAACCCCCTCCTCCTCCTCCTTCAGGGTTAGTTGAAAGAATTTTTTGTATAGAAGTAGCTCCCATAATTCCGGTAGCAACAGCTTGTATTGTATTAAAAGGTGGTGGTAATTTCATTGCTTGCATTATTGCAGCTTGTGTGTTGTAAATTGTTTCAGCTACTGCTATACCTTTCGCTGCAACAGAACCTTCTTTAGCAAGTGCTTTTCCTGCTTTAAAGCCCATAGCTACAGTATCTGATTTTATTTTAACTAATTCTTTTTCTAGCCTTTCTTTTTCTTTTTTTACTCTATCCGCTTCTTTTATTTCTTCATCTGCTGCTTTTTTTATTGCGTCTGCTTTTTCTTTTTCTGCTGCTTTTTCGTTTGCTCTTATTTCATTTTGTAAAGTTTCCATTTCAGTAGCAAGCCTTTTTTGAGTTTGAAAAGATTGAGTTTGTAAGTCAATTAATCCAACTTCTAAAGCTGCTAATTCGTCTAAATCTTCAGCCATATTTTCAGATAAAGCCATTGTTTCTTTTTGAATTGCAATTTTTCTCCTTTGCATTTCTAAAACATCTTCAGTAGTCTTTAATTCTAATTCATTTGCTGTTTGAAGTGCTGCAAGTCGTTCTTCTGCTGTTTTACTTTCATCTAAAGCGTCAAGTCTAGCCTTTTGAATTTCTTGTCTTGTCTGCGCTCTTACTTTGTTAAACTCTCTTTCCTCATCTTTTAACTGTTGCGTTAATCCTTTTAATCTCATTGCAGCGGCTACATCCTTTTCTATTTCATCACCTAAAGATTTAAACCCTGCTGCCATTTTACCTGTTAAGTCATCTACTCCTGTTGCTACTTGTACCATACTTTCTCCAAACCCTGCTGCATTTTCCTTCATTTCATCCCAATCAAAACTTAAAGCTGATTGTATAGTTTTTCCTAAATATCCAAAAGCATCAATAATTCCTTGAACTCTATTAAGTAAATTAGTCTTTATAGCTTCCCATAAATCTTCTATTGCTTGTTGTGGGTTTTCAAAAGCACTAACTATGACTTCACCAAAAGTTGAAAGTCTATCAGTTATAACACTAACGACAGCGCCAAAACCTGCCATAGCTCTCTCTAACTTTTCAGCACCATCCTTAGTACTTTTAAAGTAAGCAATTAAAGAACCTACTAAAACTACAAAAGCACCAATACCTGTTGAAATTAATCCTGCTTTAATAGAGCCGAACATCCCCTTAGCTGTTACTGCTGCTGAAGCAAACCCTCTCTTTACCCCATTAAGAGAAACGCCCATAACTTTAAATTCTGAAGCTGCGTTACCTGCGTCTTTAGATACATCGCCTATGTTAGATTTTACATTTATATTAATATTTTCGTCTGCCATATTTTTATTTTTAAAGTGCTACACTTGTTTTAATTTGTGTGAATGTTATATTACTGCACCATTCTATTGTTACGTCTGTTGCTCCTCTTACTCGCATAGCAAAGTTAGTTCCTGAAGCTATCCCTGTAGGTTGCCAATTAGTAACCGTTCCATTACTTTTGATTGCGTCACGTTCTCTTTTTATACTTAGCGTTCCGCTTTCATTTATTATAACTCCTCTTTCTACCCAACTTGCATAATCACCTAAATTACCTGTTCCTGTTCCGCCTACTCTTAAAGCTATAACGTCAGCGTGAAAATACATTGCTGAGTTCTCAGGAACGGCTAAGAGTTTATCAGTTGTGTTATTAAGATAACTTACAGTATTAGTTCCGTTTGTAGTTTGTATTCCATAAATAACTTGTATGCTTTGTCTTTCACCTAATAAGTCAGCAGCTACGTTACCCCCTAATACAATAGAGTTGTCGGCTGTAGCCTCTCCTAAAGTACCATAGACGTTAGCATTGTTTACTCCGTTTGCTATTTCGTTATTGTTTCCAACTACTATGTTATTTCTAGATAAACCTCTTACAGTATTGTTTTCACCTATTATATAAGTGTTATTTGTTCCTGTTTCAGTTGTGTTACTTGCTCCTTGTAATTTATTAGTTGCGTTGCTAAAACTTCTGTCTAAACTTGTATTGTGTCTAAATATTGAGCAAGTTCCGTCTGCTTTGTTGTAAGTATATCCGTAAGCTTCACATTGTAACTGATTAGGTCGTAAACTATTTGTTCCGTCTGTAAAGGTTACAACCCCTATTGGTGAAGTTTCTAAAGGCTTTACATCAAAGCCTGATAAAAATGGTATTGTTCTTATTTTGCTCATTACGGTATAAGTATAAATTCTACTGTTGCTAAGTCGTTTGGCTTGTAATCTATTTTGTTCACTCTGAATGTTCTGTTTTTGATAAATACTGTATCGTTAAATTTAAAAGTATTAATATCTGAAGGACTTAAATTTACTTTAATAGTCATAATCCTAGTATCAGGATTGTAAAGCTCTGAGTAATAAGGCAACCAATACAAATTAAATAGATTATCGTTTACAGGCGAACCTACAGGCTGTATTAACTGACATTGTCCAAAGTGAAAGTCACGAGAACCTGCTACTGTAGGTGTTGCTTGAATAGTAGGTATATCTGTTAAATGACTAAATTGTAAATATTCTGTAAGGTTATCTGAAGCCAAACCATTTTGAGCAGGTATATAATAATCAAATACTGTTGATTTTATCCCATTGTTAAACATTATTCTAGGGCTATTTTCAAAACCTTCTGAAGTTTCGTCATCATTCATAGAATAAAGCGCAGGTGTTATTATATCAGACCAAACATCATCTAAAGGTTTTACTACTGTAGCTGCAAAAGGTTCTGCAACTATTTCGTCTTCTCCTTTTAGGATTGTAAACTCAGAAGCATCATATTTTTTACTTCCGTATAAATGACCGCCCACTTGTCTTTTGTAATTCATAAAAGCAAAGTCGTCTTCATCTTCAACAAACTTAAATATAGTTTTTTTGTTTAAATCAGTTAAAGGCATAAGCTTCATTGTTGAAACATCTATCTTTTCGGTCCAATCTAAAGGGTCACTTACGTTATTTAAAAACACATCTGAATAAGGCTCTATCTTTATATTGCTAGGATTGTCTTCATCAGGCAAAGTAACTAAATTAAACATAGTCATTAATCCTTTTAAAAATTCCCATTGTCCGAGTTCTCCTCTAAGTGTTTGTAATAATATACTTGACGTGATTGCAAGTGTATTAATATTAAAAGTCGCTACAGCTGTTGGTGTTGTTCCCATTTCAAATTGTCTTACGGTAGGGGTAGCTAAAGGGTTTGTTAACTTAAACTGAGCTTCTAAAGTATCCCCTGTGTTTAAAAATTCACTAAGAGTAGAATTATAATCTACATAACTTGAAGCAGGTATAGTAAAAGTAATTGCATTTATTGAAGTTGTTCCGTTTAAAAGCCATTGACATTCTACTGATTTTGTTGAAGTTGGTGAAGTATTTTCAATTCTATAAGTAGCTGTAATATTATACTGTTCGTTAGTGTTAGTCGCAGTTATTTTATGTGTTGTAGTATTATAACTTGGTGGTAGTGTATTTGAAGCATTGCCGAAAAGCTCTAAATTTGTAAAAGTTGTTCCTGCGTAAACTGAAGGGTTGATTGTGCTTCCTATTTGTTTTGCCCATATTCCTGAAAAAGTATTTGTATTTCCTACAGTTGGAACATCAGCACTTCCCCAATTAAAATCCATATACAACTTTTTAAAATCGTCTGTATCAAAGAATACACTTTCATAAGTAAAAGGCACGTCTAGAAATATTCTATCTATTAAATACTTAATATTAATAAAAGGTCTGAAGATTTGTTCTAAAGATGTGTATTCAGGATTGCCACTTATAGCACCTGTTCCTGTTGAACCGCCAATAAGGGCTTGATGAGTCCAATCAACAAAAGGATATTTTACTGTACTGTTAGCGTCTCTAAATCCTGAAGTAGAAGCGTTAGTGTAAGTTATTCCTGTTCCTGCGTCATTCCAACTATTTTTAATATTCGTCTTTTGGTATTCGTGTTCTAATTCTGTAAAGTCTAATTCAGAAAAAGTCTTGTCGCCTAAGACATCAGCAAGTGCAACTACTTCTGAATATAAATTTACATTGTAACTAGTTTCTCCTGATTTGTCCGATATATCAAGCATTCTTAAATAACCTTCAAATAATAAAAAGCCGTCTTGTTTTAATATTGCTTTGGTTCTTTTATAAGGATTAAAATTAAGCCCTGTATCAGTTCTTGTTATTTCGAAAATATTGTCAAAGATTTTATTGTTTCTTTTTGTTGCAGGTAAGTTAAACGCTTTTGAATATGACTGTACTTTTTCAGCTACATTTTTAAAGTCATCTACACTAAGACTTAGAGGTATGTCTTCATCTTCGTAAAGGTCGCAAATAACTTGCCCATTGCTTAAATCTGTAAATACCCCACTAGGTGTTGATGTAGATAAAACACAAGATATGTCAGCTATTCCTACAACTGAGTATGCACTATAAATTACTATTATATCAGCAGTTGAATATGCATTAAATGAAAAAGTCTGTGTACCTGTTCCTGATATAGATTGAAAGCTTTTTAACTGATTGCCTTTATATTGATAAACTGTAAATTGTGTAGTATTAGAATTTATGTTTAATGTTAAATCGTAAGTTGCTCCATAAGTTAAGTTAGATAATCTTTGAACTATACCTGTATTAATTGGTATTGCTAAAGAACCTGTACTTTGAGTTATTTCACTAGCTACACTACTAAAACGATACCAAGTGTTTACTATAAAAAAAGAAAATCCAAAAATAGTATTGGAATTAATAAAAGTCTGAGGTAAAGCACCTGAAATACTTTGAGTAGAAGAAGAAGTGTTTACTTGATTAAAATTAATTCCATCAACTACTAATTCATTTGATGGTGAACTTAACGGAGTTGAACCGTCAAAATATTGTGGAAATACTATTAATTGTACTGACATTATACTGATTGTGTTCTTAGTGTTTTACTCTTTTCAACTTCAAATGTGTACTGAATTAGTTTGTCGTTTGCTACTGTCTTTTTTGTAAAGCTAGAAGTTGTAAGCCTTACAGGTTTTACATATTGATTAAGTGCTGAGAAAGCACCATCTGTTTGGTAACCTTCTAAAATATAAACCTCAGGACTGTTTATTAATTCTTCAAACATATCATTTTCGCTTTCACTTACAAAGTCTGAATTCATTGTAATTTTTTCTTTAGCGTTTACTCTAAAGGATTTTTTACCTCCTTTGTAACTATCTACTCTGTAAGCTGCTTCATTCCAAGTTCCTGCTAGTTGCTCGTATGTAGAACCTTTAGTTGATATGCTTCTTACTGACTTCTGAGTAAATGTGTAGTAATCCCACGCACCCCATTGATTGAGCCAACAAAGTCTTATACTTTCATATCCTTTTAAGTTAGGGCAATTTATATTTATTGTGTATTCTTTTGAAATAGCGCCTGAATTAAACGCTTGCACAATTATTGAACCGCCCTGTATTGTACCTACTGAAACTAAACCTGCAAAAATACTACTTCCATTTCTCATTAAGTTAGCAGGAAAGCAGCCAAAGTATAAAAGCCTTTCAGATATTTCTGAACTGAAACTAGTATAAGCTCCATTTGCAAAAGTCTTATCTATATTTTCTGTTCCTATTTGACTTCCTGAGCTATCATTGTAAGTTAGTTTTATATAGTCTAGATTGTCGTTAGGTGCTAAAAAAGCAAGTGTTCCGTAATCTTCTAAATTAGCGTATTGAGTAGCAGGTGCATTTGTTAAGAACCTATCAGTACCACTTGACAAATTAAAGTTACTTAAACTAAAACCAAAGTCATTGTTAAATATTGAAAGCTCATCTGAATATTTTAAGTACCCGTTAAATATTTGATAGTCTATTGAGTTTACTTCTTGTACTACTTGAATATCACCACTTGCGTCTGTGTATTGTGTTTTAAACTGAATAGTTAGCCATCTAGCTGCTTTTTTATTTCTAGAATATTTATCTATTAAGTGTAAAGGGTGCGGTGTGTCATCAGTAGTTGTAATTCCTTTGTATTCACTATTATCAAAAGCCATGTTATCAGCACTTACATAGTTTTCAACCACTTGCCTAAAATCAAATATTCCTACTCCTGCATTGTTAGGAGTTGTTTTAAATGTAGCTATTGGAACTGATGTTGAAGAAATTGCTGTAGGAGTTGTGCCACTTATATAAACATCAGCTATAAATCTTACGTTTAACTGACTTGCTACTATTGTGCTGTTTGATACTACAAAGATGACTTCTTGCCCTACAGGAAGTTGAGGGTATAAAGGTTTTTGTTCTATTAGTGTTGCCATTATGCTATTTTTTGTTGTCTTAAACTATTTACTATGTCATCAGCTATTGCTTTCCCAAACTTACTGCTAAACTGTTTCATTCCTAACATTAAAGGTTTCTGAAAGAAGCTAATACCCTGTATTCCTTTTTTACCAATACTTCTTGCAATTAAAAACTTTATACTTTTTCTAGATATAAACTTTCCTCCTTTATCTCTAGGAGCTATTCCTTTTTTTACTATCCATTTGTCAAGTGCCTTAGTAGGAGGTTGAGAATGTCCTTTAGATTTTTTATAACTAAAAGGACTCTTTACAGTCTTGCCTTTGTAATCTTTAAAACTTCTTTTTTTATCTGTTCCTGAAACTCCTTTATCTACAAAAGCACCGTAAGAGTTCATTTTAAATCTTACTGTTATTGAGCCGCCTTTTCTTATAACAAAAAAATCAATAGAATTTTCTAAAGCTCCTTTCTTATCAGCTGCTGACAAGTTTTCTTTAGCTTGTTTGACTATCTGTTTTCCAAAGCTATTAAGATACCTTTCAAGTGACGGAATATTCATTACACTAACGCTGCAAAGACTTCTACTTGAACGTCAGTTGTTGCTGAAGGCCTTACCTCAACTGTAACTAAATCTTGTAATGTAGGAAAAGCAGGACTTGCGTCTTCTTCACCAATTAACGCTTCTTCAGCTTGGTATAAGATATGAGAACCCCCTGCCCTTACTGTTACTTGATAGTTTGTGCCTGAAGTTACAAAAGCAACTTTCATGTCTTGGTCTGTGCTTAAATTTGTAACCCTTAAATATTTGCAATTCTCTACATCTAAAGCACCATCTGCTCCATGCGGTGTTGAATTAAATACTGCTACTGTTGTTGTCTGTGAATGAGTACAAGTTAAAATTCTTTCAAATACATCTACTATTCCTGTAGTTGTTAAAGTGTTTGTAGAACCTCTGACTGAGCCGTTCAATACGACGTTTTCTGTAATTGTTGTTGTTAAATCTGCCATGTTATTTTTTATCTATTTGTTTAAGTTTATTTATTGCCCAATTTACACCTGATGAACCGCCCCAAGCATCCCACATTAAACCTCCACAGCCTTCTGAGTAAGGCACGTCTTTATGCTGTTGATGTCTTTTAAATGAGGCCATTCTTGCTATTGTGTCTCTACTGATAGGTTTTCTGTCTGCTAATTGTGCTGAACGTGTCCAACCTACCCTAGTTCCGCAAGTGCTTCCGTTTTCTTCTTTGTATTTTCTAGCTCTTTTTGCATTATTACTAGCTGCTTGAGGATAGTCGTTGTAACTTTCTAGCTCTATGCTTATTGCTTCTAGCTTTTCTAATATGTCTTCGTACTTCATATCTTTAATGTTATTTTAAATTTCTTCCATCCTATTTGAACTATTAATCTTCCTATCTTAAATTTTAGCATTAGTAACCTGCACCCCTAGTATTTACAGGAATATTACAAGTCTGAAAATCATTCTGAACTAATACGCCTATATTAAACACATAACCGCAACACAAGTTATCGAATCGTTCCTGAAAAGGTTCTATTGTGAATTGGTCTTGTGTAAAGTAGATAGGTTCGTTTATATCATTTACTCCGTTTAAAGATTGTCTTGAACTGTGTCTAAGCATACTTATAATATCTGTACAAATTGCTAGTGTTTGATTAAATACTTCTTGTTCGTTATTCTCTCTGTCTACTAGCTTAGTTAAAAGCTCGTGTTGTTTAGTTTGCCAATCTGATTTTTCGCTTACCATGTCCATAACAAACACCTGAAAGTTATAAGTCAATTGACTGTCGCCTGTTTCAACTGATGTTGGGTTTATGTGCATTAAAGGGAACTTCTCCATCTTCTCAAGATTGAGGTCGTATATATCACCTACTGAAATTGTGCTTATTTGTTCGTGATACTCGCCTAGTCTTAGCAAAGTGTTTACTACGTTATTATAAGATTTATTGTTCACCATTTCTTTTAACTTTATTTTGTGAGTTTAAGTCTGTTTCATAACTTAACCAAGTCAAGCATTCTAACAGTCCTAAATTCGTTATTCTTTCTAAGTTTACTATTTCCCCATTTGTCAATCTATACATCACGCCAAACCATCCCCACTTCTCAGCAAAACTTTCTGTTGCTATTGCGTCTGCATTTCCGTTAGCCGTTCCATCAAATACGATG